TAGTTGTTGTGCTTGAGCAAATGTTACTTGGTCTAGTTGACCGAAACTCATAGGATTTAAAATCTCTCTAGGATTACCATTAGTTAAAATAGTTTTTCCGGGTCTTACTTCTAACTTAGCACCACGAGGCATACGAGATGCATCTACTCCCATCATAGGATGTACTGTTAGGGCAAGGGCATCAATCCTTGCTCTCATTTCTGTGTCTAATGCTTTTTGTGAGTTGTAAGCTTTTTCACAAATACCACGACCCCAGAATTTAAAAGGTACAGTATCCCAAGAAAATGCAATAATAGGTCTATCTTTTTTCATGTATGGGTTACGTTCTACTTTTAAAACTGTATCGTCATTAGCAATAACTACAATAGCTTCTGTGTAAGATGTTTTAACACCTTCTTCATCATCCATCATTGTTGGAAAATCTACAACTTTCGATTCATCATCTTCAGTCATATCTTCATCTTCTAATAAATCTGTAGGTACTAAACCATAGTATTTAGTTAGTTTAACCATATCTTGTGTGTCTAACATAGTAATTTTACTAGCATCTTCTAAGTTAGAATCACTAGCAATACTTTCTATTTCTACATCACGATATATACCAGAGTCAATGCCTTGTTGTACACTGTGCATTGGTACCATTTTTTCTATAGCAACACCTAGTGCATCATCTACATTAGTGGCTAGTGGGTCAATTAAAAAGTTTTGTGGCATAATAGGGTCTATTTTAATTAGTACTCTTTCTTTTTTTTCTACACCAACAGCTGTTAAACCCATTTCAGGTTGTGGTTGACTAGCTGTTTTTAATTCTGTAACTTCATCTAGTATTAATTCACCAATACCATTTCCAAAAATAGCAGAGTTTAATAAACATTCTGCAATAGAACTACGAGCTTTTGCAAAGTGCATATCTTCTTCTAATTGATTTCTTATAATAGCTACATCAGCTGGGTTGTTATCTTGGAAGTCATCTTTAATATCAAAAAATTTACCACGACCAAAGGTAGCCTCTTCTATTTCGGCTACTGCTGATTCTACAGCTTGTTGGGTGGCGGGGCTAATAAGTTTAGAACGCTCTGATTCACGCATACTATCTGATTTATCCCATATACCACGCCATATACGATAATACTCATCATGTGTTTCTTGATAGTTTGATTGGTAGTGGTCTCTCCACATCATACATTTATCACCAATCCAATCTTTTAAACTCATTTTAGTGTACATTTCATTTTCATTATTCATATTTTAGTATCCCGCTATAGTGTCAAGTGCTTCAAAATTGTCTTCCTCAAAATCATAATAATAAGTAACTTGTGCTAACTGGTCAATATACGCTAACGAGTCAATCAAATCATCATGTACTTGTGGGTTAGGGAATTGAAACAGCTCATCTAAGAATTGTATATTCCACTCACCTTTGTTAAGAGTTATAGTACCATGCTCAAACCTACCTTGCAAAGCTGCTACAATTCTATCTACCTTACGTTTATTACCATGTGTTAATTCTTGTATAGTAAAAAATGTATTTCTTTTACGCATCATATCTGTAAGGGGAGACATAATAGCTTGTTTACTTATCCCCTTTTCAATGCCTACACCTAATGGTTTATATTTTTCTACTGCTTCAAATATCCTTTCCGCAGTTTCATCAAAAGTCCAACGACCATGTATTATATCATCTACCCACCAACCTGATTCATCTACTTTAACACAGGCAATGGATGTACTGTCTAGTCTACTTTTCTTTTTCTTCTTAGCAGTAGCATCTTCAAAACCAGCCATATCTATTGCTAAATAATAACTACCTTCTGTTGGTTCTTCCGTACCCATTTGTATCCATTCTTCTTTAAATAAGTCAGAACCTTGTGCTTCAAAGGAAGCCATAAACTCTTGTCTAAATGCAAAAGAGGACATACTCTTTTTAGCCGCATCTATTTCAAGAGGGTCTAGTAGCGGGTTATCGTATGACGTAAAGTGCCATGCGTTCCATGTATCGTCTTCTTCATCTTCCGCATACTTGTATAAATCATAAAAATGGTTACGACCCATAGGAGTACCAATAAATAAAGCTCCTCCTTTTTGGTCGGCTAGGGCAGGTCTTAATATTTGTTCCCATACCTCTGGCTTCATATCTGCGTACTCATCCATCACTAAGTACTTAAGGGATACACCCCTCATAGTTTCTGGTCTGTCTGCACCTTTTAATGATATAGTAGCACCATTAATTAAGGTTACTTGTAAATTATTTATATGTGAACTTTTAATAACTGCATTACCTTTTTCCAGTAATACTTGCCACATAATATCTCTAGCTTGTCCTTGTGTAGGGGCAACGTAAAAAACGTGTCCTGCTTTAGCTTGTAAAGCGTAATACAACAATAAATAAACAGCTAGTAAGGTTTTACCTGTACGTCTACCCGCAGCTACTACTTTAAACCTTATAGTTTTATTCCATACTTTTTGTTGCCAAGGTAATAATTTTATATTTAGGTCAGTCAAGCTGCACCCTCATATAGTCCTATTGCTTTAGCTGTAGCTACCATCCTATCCTTTATTTGTTTAGGGGTATCTTCATCTTCATATTCATCATTACGTAAAAACTCTCGTGCTGATAATATATATTTACCTTTATTAAACAAAGCTACTGCACTGGGACTACCGCCTAAATCACCACGATAAGTGGATTGTACTAACTCAGCTTGTAGTTTTTCTGGCAGTTCATCATAACTAGGTATTAATTTCTTGGTTAACTTTTCGTGATACTGAAAAGAATCTTTAAAACTTTTAGTTAACCATTTACCTGTTTGCCCTACCCCTGTGGTTTTTATACCTTTAGTACAAGTATAGATACCATCTACATAACCTTCTAACTCAACTGTCCTACATTCTTTGTAACTTAGTTTTCTTTTCTCTTTCTTTTCTATCGCAGCTATGGCTTGTTTACCATGTAGTACTTTAGCTTTCTTTATTGTTTTCTTTTTAGCTGTTACTTTTTTCTTAGTCACTGTCATGGTCAGTAACCTCCACTACATCCGTTATATCTGTAATATCTGTAGGTTCTTCACCGTTACCAATGATAGTTGTTTCACCACCTACACCGGTAATGGTAATGTTTACTGCCGCTTTACCACCCATGTTTTTATCTTTGTCAAAGTACGATAAAGGCATAATACGGTCTATTAGTAACTTCCAAGCAGCTGATTGTGATTTATGATTATCATCCAATGCTGCATTCATTATGCTATCAATAACTTTTCTGGACTTAGGGCTGGCTAGCAATCTAGCTTTGTATTCCCTAATTGCATCTGCATCCCCTTTGGGTCTACCTACTGCACCTCTATTACCTTTCTTTTTAGATTGTATTAAATCTTTTTTAGGTCTACCTTTTTTCTTTACCATAGCTTTATCCGTCATCAGGAGCTACCTCATTAGTTATTTTTTAAACATCTTAGTCATTTGTTGTACACCAAAGGATGCAGCAAATACAACACCTACTGCAGTTTTATAGAAATCAGGCATGGACTCAAGGGCAGCAAAGCCACGTGTGACAATGTCAGCGTGACCCGTAAATGCTAGTATTAGGGGAATGGATACCAGAATTGTTAGCCACTCATCCTTCCAAGAGTTATTACTAGCTTGAGCCATAGTTTGATTCCACTCTAGTTCACCAGCTGCTACTTTGCGTGATATTTCGGCTTGAGCCTTAGTGGTGACTAGCTGGGCTTCTTGCTTTGCTTTACTAAGCTCTTGCTTACCCTCCAGCCATGTTTTACCTAAACTTACGATTGGACCTATTAAACTAATCATTTTAAACCTAATTCTCTTTTTATTATATCTAATGTACCTTTTGGAAACTCATCACCTAAATATTTTTTTAATTTAGCGTCTGATTCCCCTTTTTGTAAACCAAGAATAACTTTTTTTATTCTGTCGCCTTCAAGAACATTAGTCATTTCGTTCATTTTACTTTTTGGTATTTTAAAATTATAACCTTGTACTACTGCCATTTTAGTTCTCCTATGCTTTCTTTTTTTTCTTTTTAAANCCTGCTTTCATATTNGCNTAGGCTTTACTGGAAATAGTTGATTTAGATTTAGGGCGACTAGTNCCNGCTTTTTTACGGGCATTGATATTTGCGTACAAACCTTTCTTNTTTGACATATAGTATACTACCTCGATAAATGTATAGTTATGCCCTTATATAAAAAAGGCAACACGATAAAAGTTATATAACCACAAGGGGAATAAAACTAATAATAATAATATAACTTGTTAATATAATATAAGGTATTATATCATATTTTTAAACAAATGTCAATACATTATCTCTAGAGAGATATAATATTTTAGGGGTATGCACCAACACCTTACACTACGTGTCTGGCTGTCCTTTTTCTGCAATTTTTTTAAACAGTCCCTAACCCCTAAACCCTAGTAATTTACTGGGGTATACCCTATTCGTTATCTTCTGCTATTTTCGTCTATTATCGTCTATCGTGCAAGGGTGTGCCGTCTCAACATTCCCTCTTTTTTGTATCTGGGGTGGTACTACAATAATATCCCCGCCACAAGCCCTCCCCCCTCCCATAACCATATTAGAATATTATAATATTAGCAGGGGTAAGCCCCGCCCTTGCCCTGACTCGTTACTCAGAATTGGGAAGGGTGTGTGCCAGGGGTGGGAGCTTATACACACCCCAAAACAACCCCACAATATATGCCACCTATGTTTTTAAACTTGCCCTTATAAATTTTACTTATGACCACGATAAAATCTTTTCATTAGTATTTATTGTTCTAGCTGTCATAATCCCATTGTAAGTTAAATTAATTAAGAGGAGAAATAGAAATGAAAGTAGAAGATAAAACAAAACGTTGGGGTGAAATAGCAGACGAAAGAGTAGTAATTAGAAATAAAATAGATAACTTCACAGATGAAGAAATGAGATTAGCTATTTTTATTTGTGAAGAAATGAAGAGAGGTCATAAAGATGGTGTATATATGAAAGAACACTGCGAGAACTGGATATATAAAACAGGGTATGACCTTAAAAACAATATTAAATAACTCGTACTGATGATTTAGGGTAGTTCCCTAATGAAACCCTTAATTGGGTATACGAAAACTTAAACAGGAGAAATAACAATGAAACAAATAAAATGGTCATTAATTAAAGATTTAAATAAGATTGCAATAAATAATAATTTAAATAGGAGCTTATGTGAGGATATAGTAGAAAAAGATTTATTAGATAGTGGTTATGAACTAGAAAAGGTTAATATACCCATTACGGCAGAATATGAGCATCAAGGGGATATTACAAGGCTAGAAATAATTATATTAGGTACTAGAACTTTTTTAGATGTACAAAATATTATTTGGCATAATGTTTAAACTAACTAACTTAAATGAGGAGAAATAAAAATGACAGTAAAAGTAAAAAAAGCAAATACATTAGAGGAAGGTGTCGCTAATATTATTGATGCTATGAAAAGAGACTATGCTAAAACAGGTTATAACAATGATGAAAATTATGAAATCAAAGAAGGTAGAAAATACTTCAAAATTATTAGGTGTGGTTCTGTTTGTTCATTTATTAGTAAAGTAGATTTTAAGCATTTTAAAAAGGGTGATGTCTTGTTTGCAGCATCATGGGATAAACCAGCACTTAATAGTGCTAGGGGTAATGTATTCGAAGAGGGTTATCCAATGAACTGGACTGGGCCACTTTATTTAAAATAATTTAACAGGGAGCAGAAATGCTCCCACCTGTCTTAGAGTGTGTACTCTAGCTGATGAGTTCAAAAGAACGAAACAGAATAAAAACTTAAAACTTTAAAAGGGGTGAATGATGTTATTTAAAAAAGAAAAATTAGAACTTATAAAAAAATGGAATTATGAATCTGGGACAGAAATCTGGGGGGAAGATGATAACAATGTAGAAGAAGAATTTAATTATTGGACACAAGAGGAACTTTTTACACATAACCAAATAACAAGTCTTATGGAGAAATAATATGATAGATAAACATAACCAGAATGAAGAATATCTTACAGGTTGGGAAATTATAGGGGCAACTATTATATTTGCACTTATAATTACAACCACATTTTTAATATTAATAATAGGGGGATAAGATGCATAAAGAAAATGAAATACCAGAAGATATAAGAGCAAGTATAGAATTGTTAGTAAAAATTATTGCAATCCATAAACCAGATGCAAACATACAAACAGCAATCAAACAACAAATAGATAATTTAAGAAATAAAATTATATACTTCGAGGATACATTATAATGAATAAAAAAATTACCGTAAGAAAAAAAGAATTAGCAACAAATAACGCTATAAAACAAGGGCTTATGAAGAAGAATCCAGATAACTATAAATACTTATATACTAAATATTATAATCTGGATAATACACATCATGATATATTTTTAAATAAAACTACTGGGGACTACGAGTCTGTGAGGGTGGAGCTATGGATAGACGACAGCGAGATATAAAAATTTTGGAACGTTGGCTAAAAAGATTTGATAGGGCAAATCCTTATATGGAATTCTTTCATATCGGTACTAGTCAAATAGAAATAGCTAAAGCAAAACAACAACTTAAATTATTAAAACAAAAACGAAGAGGTGAATGATGAGTGATAAAGAAATATTTAAATATGAACCACATGATTGCCATTACATGTTTGACGGAGATATTTTATTAACTAAACACGCAGATGAAACCGAGTGGGAAGAAATAGACCGTTCACATTGTATTGCCGAGGGTATTAATCACCATGAAGTTTATAAACATTTTGGTAAAGAGGG